AAGCTGTCCAGGTGAACCTTGAGGTAATGATGAAACAAAACCTAAAGATGGTGGAGTCCCTGCTTTTGGTGCTGTTATACCAAGTGCTGTAGCGTTAGCATAATTTGACCATTGTCCCATAATAGTTGTTGGGTCTGGGAATGTACCAGGTGGTGTCCAATCCATTCCTTCTTGTCTTGTAACAAATGTAGGTGTAGGTGCTGTTGTAGGTTGTGTCCAATCCATTGCTCCTTGTCTTGATTTAACAAAACCGTAGTCAGGATATATATCATTTTTACCTACTTCACCCTCTACTCCATATTGTTCAAGAAATTTTTCTGGACTAATAGATGTTGCATAATCTTCAGAACGTGAAAGAATTTTACCAGTACCCATTGGGTTTCCAGCCACTATATCTTCGTTAAATAATCCTTTCTTTTTTAAATGATTTATATATTGGTCATAATCAGTTTGACGACCTAAATTTGCTATAGTTCCAAGAAAACCCTCTTCTGCAGCAGGCTTACTTACATTTCCAAATTCATCAACAAAACCTTTTTCTATTCCATAACTTCGCATATCAGTTGAAGTAAATTGCCCCATAGTTTGTGGATATCCTTCACCATAATGTGATTCTTGGATTCTTTCTGAAGGTCCCGCCTCGGAACTGTACTCTCCCTTGGGTTGCCCTGCGTATGCAGGTGCTTCATAAGTTGGGTCAGAAACACATTGTTTTAAATTATTATCATAAACATATCCCGGTGGACATGGGTCATCTCCTTCTGCAGAATCTGTTGTTGCTGTTGTTGTTGCTGCTCCTTCTGTAGCATATTCAAATGCAGGGTCTGTTGCTGTATAACCAGACCAACTTGGTGCAGTTTGAGCACCATAATCATATGCAACTTCTGTAAAATTCCACTGATTTGTTGCATCATCGTAAGTTAATTGTAAGTTAGTTGCTAGTGCCATTTATTTCCTTTTAAGTTGTTCTCGTAGTGCCATTAGTTCTCTCAGTATAGCCAGTCTCCCCTGGTTGCGGTACACCTCCAACTCCGATGTTGCCACCTCCAGCGCCCGTGATGTCTTCTGGATTCGCTCCTGCAGGAGCTGCTCCACCTTCAGCCATACCGGGTTGCTGACCATTGCCTTGATTTCCTTGATTTCCATTTGCCATCCCCATTATTTTTGCAAAAATTGCTGCCCTTTCCGGGTCATTAATTAATTTTTCAGGTTCTATATCAAGTGATTTTGCTATTTCTGCTAAAACAGAATGCCATTTAACAAATGGTGCAAGGTTTTGATTAGAAGCTGTTTGTAAGAAGGTCATTAGTCGTTGAGACCTTACTTCTTTTTGCATTAATGACGAAGTACCTCTTGCTTTAACTTCGATATCTCCACGTATTTCTGGACTGTCATCATTAAATTGCATATTCCAGGCAAACATAGATTCGCCTAATGGTCGCAATAGATAATCATCTATATTCTTTACTACAGTTTTTATACTTAATGCTGCTGCTCCCATTAACATAGACATACCCGCAGCAGTTCTTGTTGTTGATTGCACACCTGTAGTACCGTGTGAATACGAGGGAATGCCCGTTGCTTCATCAGCTAATTGTCTAAACCTATCAAACATCATCAAATTTTCATTTGCTGTATTTGGAAACTTAACACCATGTAATGCTTGACCCGGTTGTCCACTTTGTCTTCTAAATATTTTACCTGGAAATACTTTCATATCTTGACCAGGTACTAACATAGTTTCATCAATATCAAAAACTAAATTTCCCGCTAAAGCTAAATTATCAATAGCCATTCGTGCATGACCATTCATAATAGTTTGTGAATCATCCATATTTTCTGGAATACCTACACCAAAAAATTGATAAGGATTTATTTCATATGGACATACAAAATATGGTATTCTTGATGGTGTAAATGGATTTAATACTAATCTAATTATTTTTCCATTACATACCCAACAATTAACAGATACTTCATCCAATTCATCTATATCTTCTTCTAAGTCAAGACCAGCCTGTTCTGCTAAATTTTTATCTAAGTATCCCCAAAATTCTAAAATTTCATATCTATTTTTATCAAATTCATCAGTTGTTTCTCTATCTAATAATGAACTTTCATATCCTCTAGCTTCATAATTAGGCCCCATTGCTAAAGCTTGTCGTAAAGCATTTTCTCTAAAAAAGGGTCTATTTATTAAATCTCGAACTTGTGTTTTAGTATAATTATGTCTTTGAATAACATAATCAGCTTCATCTACTGATACTGCATCTGGGTCAGGATAAAAATCCCAACAACTTACTGCTTCAATTTTAGGAATTAATTTTGATTTTGGAGAATAATTATTTTTCCCTGTTTCTAAATCCCTTTCCCAATGATGTTGTACTTTATCATAAGTAAATGGCCCTTTAACAATTCCTGTTCCAAGTAATGCCATTTCAAATAATGAATGCCGTAAAATAGTTATAGCACTTGTTGATTCTAATTGGTCATGAATTAATTTCTCCATATTATGAGATGTTGTCTCAGCCGGAGAAATTTGTGGTTCTGCTCTAGAATCTATTGCTGGACCTTTAACAAAATTAGCTTCACCTAATTCCTTTTCTAATCCACCTAAAACATCATTAACAGTTTGTCCAGGTTGCAAATCTTTTCCATCACCAGGAAATCCATAAGGACTTTCATTAGGTTCTGCTTCTGCTTCCGCTTCTGGTTCTGGATTTTTTGAAATATGAGCATACTCACTTGCACCTTCAGGTACAGGAGTTGGTTGTATACCTAATGGAAATTTACCACTAGAAAATAATACTTCAATAATTTGACCAAAAGCAGCCATTACTTTTGTCTTTGTTATTTTAACAAAAACTTTTGACTTTTCACTTTCAGTAAATTGCATATCATTTCCATAGATTCCTCTATAATTACGATATGCTCTTAACCATCTTTTTTCATCAAACTGTCGAGCATTTTCGGCAGATTGAAATTTTCCTTTTATAGTTCCGGCAAGATTATTGTATGCATCATCTTCTTCGGTATCACCGAGAGCTATGATTTGGTCTTCAGCCATTATTTTTAACTATTAAATGAGCCTTGTTTAATTTTTGCTTTTGACCAAGCAGCAGGTTTCTCATTAGCAACTTTACCGCCTGCATCAGAAAATTCTCCTTGTGAGTATTTTTTCATAACACTTGCATCAAGTTTTTCATTAGGTGCTTTTCCATAGTCTGCACCAAATTCACCATGCTTATATTTTTTCATAATTGGTTGTGGCATTATTTCCTCCTAGTAATCTTTTTCGTTCGCCATCTTCCAAAAAGATGCCTGAACTTGTTTATTTTTTTTAGTTTGATAATCTTTGGTTGCAACATCAGCGTCAGCTTCTGCTGTTAAATTAAGATTTTTCATTTTATCCTTTTTCTTTGGATATGGCATACCTAAATCGCCTTGTTTATATTTAGTCAACACTGGTTGTGGCACTTAACCCTCCTCTATTTTTTCTTTTATATAATTTAGTAACCAAGGATTATCTCGTATTACTGTTATAAGTCCATTTGCAATTGTAGTGCAAACTTTCTCTTCTTCCTTCTCAGTCAAATTTGTATTCCATTGGTACATTATTCCATGAAGTATTTCATGTATTAATGTGTTTGCATGAGAAATTCCTGTATCATTATTGGCTAATCCAATAACTTTTTCTTTTTGAAAAAATTCACCGTAAGCTTCATTAGAAGAAGCAAGGTGTTTTTCCCATTCTTGAAACTTGTAATCCTGATAACCAATTTTTATTGTTTTTGGCAATTTAAATTTACTCATTTATTAATATCCAAATATGCGGTCAGCAGGCTTGAACTCTGGTTTCTGTTCTTTTCTTCTTAAATATTGATTCTGATAACTGTCAGGATGTATTGGTCTTGTCATACATCCATATCGAAGTGCATCGTATGCATGGTCTTCAACATCAGTATCCACATCTTCAGGATTATTTTTATCTGTTGGAAGAAGTGGAAATGTACGTAATAAATTACGACACGTATTAAATATTTTTAACTTTGGTTCTCCAGTATTTTTATCAAAGGATAACCTTTTATGTAATTCTAATTTTCCGTTTATTCGACTTCTGGGTGACCTATCTGATGGCCTCCATCTACACCCTTCTCTAATCATTGTTTCAGCAATACTTGGACCAACATCTCCTCTTCTAGCCCATGTTGAAGAATCTAAAACTCCGTATCTAATATATTCGCCATGTTCTAAGTCTAAAACTTTTTTTGCAAATACATCGGCTGTCATTCGTTTTATATATAATTCTCTATATACCCAAAGATTATTATCAAAATCTATTGCTATCCAGAGTACACAAGAATGACTTGAATATCCCCAGTCACACGCTCTAAATCTATGCCAATTTTTTGGTATCTCAAAAGGTTTAGCAATATGCTTTGCTGGGTCAAATTCTGGAAATGCACAGTCTTCAAATGCAGACCAGTCACCTTCTAAAAATTGTTTTCTTTGAACTTCAGGTAAAGACGATAGCATTACCAAGTAATCCTCTGTTTGAGTAAGATAAGGATTATCTTGTAGTTTTGCTGGTATAAATCGTCTTGTTATTTTTCTCTGACCCGCTATAGTATCAATAAGTACATCAAATTTTGTATTAGGTTGTGCAGGGTCAACAAACATTTCCTTTACCCACATTGAACCAACATTGCCAGGATTTCCTGTAGAACGCATATATACAGGTATTTCCGGGTCTACACTTCTTAATGATGAGCGTAGAAAATTATAAATTTCTGGTGTAGGATATTGTGGTAACTCATCAATTCCTATCCACGTATATGATTGTCCTTGATAACGCAATACATCTGTTAAGTTTTCAGCGTAACCAAATTCAATTCGTGCACCGGACGCAAATCTCCACTCCTTCTCTTGTTCTCTCCATTTTGCACCAGGAAATGCCTTTGGATATAATCTTTGAGAATGATTAATCATATCTCTTAATTCAGGCATTGAACGTCTTAATAAAAGCGCTCTATGATTTTCCTTATGACAATAACGTAATGGGTCAACAAGCATGGCATAAGATTTTCCGCCACCTCTTGCTCCGCCATAGAAAACTTCTCTTTCAGGAGCTGCTAAAAATTCTGTCTGTGGCCCCTTATTAGGTTCAAAAATAATATTTTCTTTTACGTGTTCTTGAATATTAGGAGCTAAAGATTCAACTTCTTTTGTATCCAATACTGAAGATAATTTTCCCTTTAATGCATTATCAGCTTTTAATATAGTATCTCGTTTTACTTTAGCATTAGATAAATCATTACTTGCTTTAATAATTTTCTTTTGCTGTTTTCTAAGAGAATGCCGTGCAGCTAATTTTGCTTTTTCTGCTAAGGTAAAATGTCTATCTCCCCTCTTTCTTCCACTATTTGTTTTAGGTTTTGGGGGTTCAATGTCTGCCATTTTTTATTTAATTTTCTTAATCCAACGTGACTAATATATCTTCCTGTTTTTTTAAAAAGCCAATGCGCTACTTCTCTATATGAACAGTTTTTTAAATATTCTTTTGCTTGTTCTAGTGCGTCAAGTTCTTCTTCAATTGGCTCTAAATATTTTTTATTTTCTGAAAGTTTATACCCAAAAGGTATAGTTGAACTTTTACGTTTGAGCATCTTTTGATGGTAATATAAATATACCATGTGCTATTTGTGCATTTACATCAACTTTTTCTCGTTTAACAATTCCAACCCTATCAAGAACTTGTTTTGCAGCTTCAATACGAATATTGGCAGCCGGTGTCATTCCATCTTCATCCATTGCACTGACAAGACCCATAACGGCTTTAGGTGAATGAACAGCTAAAATTTCTTCTGCCCGTTCTACAATAACATCTTTTAATCCTTTTACAATATTAGGATAAGATGTTTCTGCATAACCAGCAATTTCTCCAGCTTTTTTAGGATTACCATTTGCCTTCCCAAACAATGCCGTAACAAATACTTTTTGTTGAGAAGTTAATTCTTTATTTTGTCTTTTTTCTGGTAACATTTATAATTCTAGATGATTTTCGTATTAGTCTTGGGGTTAGTAATTTAAAAATAGTTTTTAAAAGTCGTTCATCCCAAAATGCTTTTTTTAATTTTCGTAACACTTTATTAAAGCCATTGTCTTTTTTGTTTACTTTTTGCTCGTCTTTCTTTTGACCAGTCAGGTGTTTTGATATTTCTTTTTTCTCTTTCTTCATACCCCCTCTCTACTGATTGCATGATTTGTTCCCTTGCCTTATCTTCTTTTCCTCCATTGTCGGAAATAAAAGAAAGATGTGGTGCAGATAAAACCATTTTTACGAATGGTTCTCTACATGGAAAATTTCGTTTATATATAGGAAGATTCTCTGTAAATCTTTCTCCTGTTTTTGTATTTTCGTATGTATATAAAGGCATTTTATTTTTCTGTATGTTCATCATCAGATGGTTTATTAAATGGTACTACAGTTTCAGATTTAGAATCTTTACTAACAGGTTTTTCATTCTCTATCTGATAAATTAATTCTAATGCACCAAGTACACGATTTCTCATTTCAAGACTTTTATTAATCGTCTTAGTAAGTTCATCATGTTGTTTACTTAAAGATTCTTTCTTAGTCTTTAAATCCATTATGATACTGCTGCACTAAACGGAGTTGCTTCAGTACCTGATGTAGTTGTATAACCATATACCATCCA